GTAAAACTTATCCTCGCGCAGATCGGAGAGGACGTTGCTCGGCAAGGCTTGCTTGAAACCCCTGCTCGTGTAGCAAAAGCATGGGAGGAGTGGGCGAGCGGATATAACAAAGACCCTGCGGATATTTTGAAAACATTTGAGGACGGAGCGGAAGGTGTAGGCGAGATGGTGATTGTTAAGAACATACCATTCTACAGCCATTGTGAGCATCATATGGCTCCATTCTTTGGTGTCGCCACCGTTGCATACATCCCCGACGGTAAAATTGTTGGCCTTTCTAAGCTGCCTAGGCTTGTAGATATGTTTGCTCGGCGCCTTCAAGTTCAGGAGCGTATGACTAACCAGATTGCCGATGCATTGCAAGAGCATTTAAAACCTGTCGGGGTTGGTGTCGCTGTACAAGCTAGGCACATGTGTATGGAATCAAGAGGAGTTTGCCAGCAAGGGTCGTCTACAAAAACTTTTGCATTGCGCGGGGATATCAAGAACGACTCTCAAAAACGCAAGGAATTTATGGAGGAATCAAAGTTTGATTAAGTATCATGGAACGCCAATCGGCGGTACTAAGTATGACGCGCTTAAGTTTCTTAACGGGCGTAACGCTCTTATCTCTTTCGCGCATCCGGGGCAAGCAGCGGAAGTTCTTGAGTGTTGCGACAGCTTCTGTCTCGACAACGGTGCCTTCACTATCTGGAAAACCACTGGTGGGCAGATCGACGTTGTTAAGTACCAAGCGTGGGTGAAATCTCTCGCAACTCACCCGGCGTTTGATTTTGCACTCATTCCTGACGTAATCATGGGTACAGTAGAGCAAAATGATGAACTTGTTGACTCTTGGGAAAGTGATTTTGTGAGTGTCCCAGTGTTCCACTTGGGGGAGCCTGTAGAACGATTCTTTAATCTGGCTAAGAAGTTTAAGAAAGTAGCGTTTGGCTCAACAGACTTGTGGCCGAGGAATGGCAGCAAAGAGTGGTGGAGCTACATGTCTGACTTCATGGACACTATTACAGACAGTAGAGGTGTTATGCCGGTTAAAGTTCACGGGCTGCGCATGCTTGATCCGAAACTTTTTCAGTACCTGCCACTGCACAGCGGAGATAGTACAAATGCTGCTGTGAATGCACATCTGTGCATGAAGAAGGGTATTTATCCTTGTGTCGAGCGTTGGCAGGGCAGCGAGAGGATTGCAGCAAGGGTAGAGGCTTTTCAGGCGGCTGCGGTTTGGGATCGGCAAGCTCTAGTGAATGACGGAGTGATCGAACGATGAATACGCAACCAATAGAAAAATTGGTCAAGTCTGATGGAGGTACACTTGTCGTACACTCAATCTTTCACACTATTCAGGGTGAAGGGCCGTTCAGTGGACATAGGGCAGTATTTGTACGATTGGCAGGGTGCAATCTGCAATGCAGTGGTTGCGATACAACCTACACGGGGAGTAGTGTGCTTGAAGAAGATGTGTCGGAAGTAGTGCGCAAGGTAAGGGCATCAGGTAGCGCAGAACTTGTTGTGATTACTGGTGGAGAGCCTTTCCGCCAGAACATCTCAGTGTTGTGTAACACTCTCGTTGCACTTGGATACACCGTACAAGTGGAAACTAACGGCACACTGCCCCCTTCCGACATGTTGCACGACTCTGTAGTAATTGTATGCAGCCCTAAGACAAGCAAAGTAAACAACGATCTTGCTAAGCGTGCAAACTATTTCAAGTACGTACTGTCGCACAAGTTTGTTGACGCTGACGGGCTTCCGAAGTATGTTTTAGGCAATCTTAGCAAGGTGTACAAGCCATTGCGTGACGAACGTAAGATTTATATTCAGCCGGAAGATTCTTACGATGCTGAAGAAAACAACAAAAATGTTGCAGCGTGCATCAGGTCTTGCATGGAACACGGATATACTCTACAATTACAGCTTCACAAACTTATAGGGGTTGAGTGATGTACCAGTCTACAAAGACATACGGGCACGAAGTGGGGCTAAGTTGTGCGTTCAGGCAGTGGAAGGCAGACAGTCATTGTCATTTCTTGCATGGATACGCAATTGCCGTCAAGCTTGTGTTTGAAGCAGAGGATTTAGACAGTCGAAACTGGGTTGTAGACTTTGGTGGCCTAAAAGAAGTGAAGAAGTGGCTACAAGAGAAGTTCGACCATAAACTCCTTGTTGCTGAAGACGACCCGCTAATCAGTTATTTCCTCGGACTGCACAAGGTAGGTGGAGCAGACGTAGTAGTGGTTGAGCGGGTTGGTTGTGAGGCTTTCGCTGAGATGGTATTTGTCTATATAGATCAATGGTTGAACGTCCAGAACTATACTCCGCGTGTACGGCTGGCTTCCGTTGAAGTGGCAGAGCACGGCGCGAATAGTGCCGTTTATTTTTAATAAGGGGCGGTTATGGCGTTGGTAATTGCTGTTGCGTTTTGGGCCTTTGTCGTATATATGCTGGAGTGTAGCTGCACGTTCGGCAATCACGACTATGAGGTTGTTGAACGAGAAGACGACTATGGATTTCACACGTTGAAATGCAATAAATGTGGGTATATGCGGACGGCTGACCCAATTGCCTACATCTGCGGCTAAGGAGAATTATGAAAATTGTATGCACATTTTCGGGTGGTTTGGATAGCACTGTACTCCTGCGCCACCTGCAAACTCTGGGACACGATGTTGTTGCAGTGTCTTTTGACTACGATCAGAGGCACAAGATTGAACTAGAGTATGCCAAACGAGCGACAGAAAAACTTGGCATCGAGCATAAGATTCTTCCTCTGAGTTTACTGAACGTATTGAATAGCAGTTCCGCACTGTTAGGTGGCACTGGGAGTCCAATCGTCCCATGTCGCAACACACTAATGATTACCAGTGCTTGGGCACTAGCTGAGACAATCGGTGCAGAAGGTGTTGCGATAGGTGCCCATGCGGGCGACGCAGCGGATTTTCCAGATTGCCGAGCCGTGTTTCTTAATACTCTTGAGGCCGCTCTGCGCCTAGGTTCTAGTAAGAACATCCATCTTTGGAGGCCATTCATTCATATGAGCAAATCAGACATCGCTAAACTTGGGATGTCACTTGGCGTGAATTTTGATGAGACTTATACGTGTTACAAAGGTGGCGCAGTCGCTTGCGGAGAATGCTCAAGCTGTGTAGGCAGGATACGTGCCATTGAGCAAGCACAACAATTCTAATTGACACCAGCGTAGCAATCCTCTACAATTCCTACGCTCTAACATTTTAAGGAGGGAAGATGACAGAACTTAAAGATATGAAGATTCGCATCGAGTCACCAACACATTGCGCGCACGTTCAAGACGCACTGTTTGCAGCAGGTTATCAGTGGGGAACTGAAAATCCACGCTTACAATACAAGCCTTGTACCAACGACGCAGCGTGGATTTTTGCCTACGAAGACGGTCTGCTGACGTGGGATTATGATTTGGATTACGGGCAGCGGCACTTTCATCCTGAGTACGTGTGGACACCACAAAAGAATTTCGCCAAAGTGGTAGACTACTTCAAACAACCTGAGACACCCTTGAAAGAGAAAACCTACGCCCCATTACCTCTCAAGCCTCGTGCAGAACACAATCACGAGCGAATGATTGATCTGGCAAAGGCAATTCTTGAGCATGTTACGGAGGGGCGTAAGAAGGTGCCTGTCGAGTGGATTGAGGAGTTTGCACAATTGAATATTGAGATGGAGGCTTGACATGAGTGAATGTAATGCAAAGGAAGAGTTTGTTGGTCACATTGAAGACCGTAAAGTGCTCTGTGCAGAAATTAGCAAAGGCTATTACGAGACAAACGCTTTCGTAAAATTGAATGTTGGGTATTCAGAGCAACAGTGGGAATCGTTTCTGAGTATGTTGGATTTCAACTATGATAACGGATACGGCGGACAAGAGCTTTATGGCACTATCTGGTATGTGGACGGAACTTGGAGCGAGCGTGGGGAGTATGACGGCAGTGAGTGGTGGGATTATCGTGAAGTGCCTGAAGTCCCGAGCTATTTGAAAGGGGAAAAATGATATGCGAGCAGCACTAATGCAACGAAACATTTCCATCATGGAAGACGTTCTCTGCGGCCTGCAAGAGAAGCTTGTAGAAGTGAAGTGGTATCGCAAGGAATATAACGAGGAGATTGACCGTCTTGCCGTAGAGGCGTTCGGTGACGACGAGGTTAAAGCTCTGCGCGAGACGTACATGACGGAGGCTGAGAAGTGCTCTAAATTTATCCGCAAGTGTCGTAAGAAGATTAAAGCAGCAGAGGAGCTTCAACGTGCTCTCAAGCTTGAGGCAAAGGATGCTGCGCGGATTGAGGCGTGGTCGCGAGCGGAAGATGCATTCTGGCTTCAGCAGGCTCAGGTGGCACAACAGGAAGGTTATGCTGTGACGTATAGCTATGAAGAGGCTGCTAGGGTTTTTGGCGAAACGGAATAAGGGGGTTGTGTGGGGATTTTTGCGGCTGATATAGAGACGACTGGATTGTTGGAGCAAATGCAGAAGCAGGCCAATCCTAAGCTGCACAACTTCTGCGCTATTGACATTGATACGCCCCACACAATTCTTTTTGAGGGGCATCAGCGCAGGGATTTGCAGGAGTTTCTGAATCAGGGTCACACACTTGTGATGCACAATGGTAAGTTGTTCGACATGGAAGCTCTCAAACTTCTTGGCTATGATGTGTCTCGTGTGAATCTTATCGACACTCTTGCACTAAGCTGGTATCTAGAGCCGAATAGGATGAAGCATGGCTTGGCAGAGTATGGTGAAGAGTTTGGTGTGCCCAAGCCTGCAATCGAGAATTGGGAGAACCAAACACAAGAGGAATACAACCATCGTGTGACAGAGGATTGCAAGATTCAAAAGAAGCTGTGGCAGCGGCAGGTAGCAAAGCTGAACGAGTTGTACGGCACTGGACCAGATGCACACAAGAAGATTATTGCTTACTTGATGCAGAAGATGGAGGAGTTCCGCCAACAGCAGCAGAACCGTTGGAAGCTTGATGTTGAAGGGGCGATTGCACTGCAAGCAGAACTTGAGAAGGCCATTGAGGAGAAGACTGAGGCATTGCGGCAAGTGATGCCGAAGGTTCCGGAGTATGTCACTCGCAAGCGTCCATCTGCTCCGTTTAAGAAGAATGGTGAGATGTCTGAAGCTGGCAAACGATGGAAAGAGGTGACGGAGCAAGCAGGGCTTCCATTTGAGCACAAAGAGGATATTAAAGTTGTCAAAGAGTGGAGTATCGGCAACCCAGCATCGCATACGCAAATTAAGGCTTGGTTGGATTCTCTTGGTTGGGAGCCTATCACTTTTAAGTTTGTCCGTGGTGAGAATGGTGAACCTGACAGGAATATTCCTCAGATCAATCTTAAAGGGGGTGAGATTTGCCAGAGTGTAAAAGACCTTATTCCGAAGTGTGCAGGTATTGAGCACATCGCCGGGCTGGGAATTTTGAATCACCGTCTAGGTGTTGTGAAGGGGTTCTTGCGGGATCATATTGATGGAGAGCTTACGGCACGTATGCAAGGGTTCACAAATACTTTGCGCGTTCAACATCGTGAAATCGTGAATCTACCAAGTTTACGCGTTAAATATGGAGAACAGCTTCGCGGATTGCTGATGGCGCGACCGGGTATGAAGCTACTTGGCTCGGATGAGTCATCTCTTGAAGACCGCCTCAAGCATCACTTCCAATGGAAGCTTGATCCAGAGTATGTGAAGTCGCAGATGACTAAGGGTTTTGATCCGCACAACACAATCGCAGTGATTGCAGGACTGATGACTCAAGCAGATGCAGATTGGTATTCTCAGTACAAAGCATTGCCAAAGTCTGAGCACACGGCAGACGGGGATAGGAAGTTTGAGCGCATTGATGCTGTGCGTGCGGTTGGCAAAAGTACCAACTATGCATGTCAGTATGGGGCTGGTGCAGCTACGATTGCTCGCACTGCTAAGGTAAGCATGGCTGTAGCTAAGAAGCTTCATGCCGCATATCATAAGATGAACTGGTCAATCGCTAAGATTGCTAGTATGATGGTGGTGAAGAAAACTGACTTCGGAGATTGGCAACTCAACCCTATCAACAAGATGTGGTATTCGTTGCGTTCAGATAAAGATAGGTTCTCTACACTAATTCAAGGCACTGGGGCTTATACGCTGGATTTGTGGCTCTATCACTGCGAACGGCTTGCAAAGCAGCGTGGATTAATCTGGAAGCTTATTGGTCAAATGCACGACGAACTGATCGCAGAGGTTCCAGAGGGTGAAGAAGATTCTTATCGACAACTTGTTGCAGACGCTATGGGTAAGGTCAACGACCAACTTAAGCTTAATAGGGAGCTTGCGTGCGATATTAATTTTGGAGATAAGTATAGTGACATCCACTAAAAACTTTAATAGAGATTTGGAAGGTCTTGACGAATTGTTCTACTACGACCCATCGAGCCCAACTGGGCTGAGGAGGAAAACCGATTGGAGGTCGGGTAGAAAACTTGCCACTGTTCGTGCGAAAGCAGGGGATGTGACAGGAAGTGCTGGCAAAGATTATTACGCAGTCTATGATGGCTCAAAGCTTATTCTAGCGCATGTTGTTATTTGGGTTTTAGAGAAAGGTGCAATACCAGACGGGCATGTTGTAGATCATATTGATGGCAATGGATTTAATAACAACATTGACAACCTTAGATGTGTTAACGAACGGTTCAATGCTCAGAATATGAAAAGGATGTCAACTAACATGTCCGGAGTTTGCGGAGTCCATTTTAGAGAGTCAGAAGGGCATTATCCACGGTGGGTTGCGCAATGTTATACTCTTGAAAACAAAAGGGCAAGCAAATCATTCAGCGTAGAGAAATATGGTTACGATGAAGCTTTCCGTCTAGCATGTGAATACCGTACTAAAATGATTGAAGAACTTAACCGGCAAGGGGCCGGGTACACTGAACGCCACGGAACTTAACAAGGACAAACAGCAACAAATGAAATCGAAATTCTACTACGAGGGGCGTGCAGCATATTCTCTCGGTATCACAAACAACCCGCACACAAACGGAGATTGCGACAGTGCAGCAGACGAATGGGAAATGGGCTACGACGACGCAGAGCAAGAAGCCTTCGACATCGAATACGTCACTAACGCACGAAGCAAAAATGTACAATGGTCGTACGAGTGAGCGTGATCTTGCTTGGAATGGAACTGATTGGCAGTTTGTACCTTACAAATATTTTACGGAGGAATGATGATTACATTTGAAACACAAGCAGATTTTGAAGCAGCCGTCCTACAAGTCGTTATTGACAAGCTTGACATCAAAGTGTTTGCACGAGGTTATCCGTTCATGACGGGTGTGGAAGTGGCTCTCGCGAATGTAGCTGATGTTTACGGCGGTGTGCTGATTAGTGGTTCTGACGCTGTGGCATAGGAGTAGT